CCTGCCGGGATCGCCGAAGTGGGCGCGGCACGGGCGATGGTATCCCGAGTTGGCGTTCTTTGAGGAACTGGCGGACGGCAATGCCCTCGAGGTCGAGCGGTCCTGGGAGCGCGAACTACTGAACCCGTTGGTCGGCGACTCCATGCTGGAGCTCGGTAACAAGATCAAGGGGACGATGGTTTACAAGAAGGTATTCGAGGGGCTTGGCTTTCGCCATGTCAGCGTCGATGTCAACGGCAAGGATGGCGCACTACCGCTGGACCTACGCAAGCCGCTGAACCTCGGCACGTTCGACATGGTGACGAATATCGGCACGACGGAGCACGTATCGCAGAACGATTTCGCCGGGCAGGTGGCCTGCTGGCGGAACATCCTGCATGCCATGCACATCGGCTCGGTGCTGGTGTCGATCACGCCCCTGCCGGGATCGCCGAAGTGGGCGCGGCACGGGCGATGGTATCCCGAGTTGGCGTTCTTTGAGGAACTGGCGGACGGCAATGCCCTCGAGGTCGAGCGGTCCTACACCGACAGCAATCTGGTCTACGCTAGGCTGCGCCGGGTGGACGATGCGCCGTTCCTGATGCCGAAGCATGGCATGTACCGGAACCCGAACGACCTGAAGGGAAGCGATAACGTATGAGGGTCGTCTGCGTTAAGTGGGGCAACAAGTACGGCCCCGAGTGGGTTCTCCGGCTCCGCAAGATGGTGGAGCGCAATTTCAAATTCGACGAGTTCGTCTGCATGACGGACAAGCCGATCGACGGAGTGGACTGTGTCGAATGCCCAGACGGAAAGCCGACCTGGTGGTCAAAAGTCGGACTGTTCGAGCCGGGAAAGTTTCCGGGCGACAATCTCTATCTTGACCTGGACGTGGTTATTACAGCGGGCCTGCAGCCTCTGGTCGATGCGTTCCTGACCGACCCGACGAAGGTCTGGGCCAGGGACGACTTCAGTTATTCGCTGCTGAATCCGAAGCCCGGTATCGGCGGCCACATGCGGACGCTGCTCGGCGGCGACGGGACCGTCAATAGCTCGGTCATGCTGTGGCGTGACGACGCCGGTCGCAAGGTCTGGGACGACTTCACGCCGGCCAAGATGGACGAGGTACACGGCGACCAGAACTGGATCACGCAGGCGCTGTGGCCGGACCAGCTTGCGCTGCTGCCGAACGACCAGATCTGCTCGTACAAGTACCACATCCAGCGGGGCGAGAATCCGCGAGCCGTGGTCGTGTTTCACGGCGACCCGAAGGTAACCGGACTGTCCCGACGTGACCCGTTGAGGGTTCTGTGGGAGTCCTGATCCACGCCAGCACGATCGACTGGCACCAGTCATTCGCCGCGAAAATGCGCGAGGGCCTGAAGGCGATCGGAATCGACACCGGTATTACGTCGTCCCGGACCCGCGAGTCGGACGTGGCGATCCTGCTCGGCACGACGCTATGGCGCGAGGTCGAGGGCACCGGCAAGTACCTGCTGGTCGATCGCTGCTCGTTCGGCGACACGAATCAATGGGTGTCACTGGTCTGGAACGGGCACGGACGGCGCGGCGATCATCGCGTACCCGAGGACCTGGGCGACCGGTGGGAACGGATCCAGGTCCCGATCGAGCCGTGGCGAAAACCGCAGGAGGGCGACAGGGTCGTGCTCTGCGGCCAGCACTTGCCGTACACGCCCTGCTACCGCGACCTCGAGGCATGGTACGCGGCGGTCCCGAATGCGACGCACTTCAGGCCGCACCCGCACGGAACGAACCCGACAGGGCTGCCGAACTGGCGACACTTCGGCGGGGTCGGGCTCATGGTGACGCTCAATTCCAGCATAGCGGTCGAGGCCGTCATGCTCGGTATCCCAGCCGTGACAATGGACGGGGCCGCTATGGCCTGGGACGTCACGTCGCACATACCGGAGGTTGCGTGGCATTGCGACCGCATGGACTGGCTGCGCTGGCTCGCCTGGACGCAATGGCACCACGACGAAATTCGAGCCGGTGAACCGATCCGGCATTTATTCGAGGATCTGTAATGTCCCTGACGCTGGTTACAGCACCGGTTTTCGAGCCGGTGACGCTGGAGTATGTCAAGGCACAGACCCGCCTCGACATTGACGTCGACGACGAACTGGTCCGCTCGTATATCGAGATTGCCCGGCAATGGGTCGAGGGCCAGGTCAAGCGGGGGCTGGCGACGCAGACCTGGGACTATGCGATCGACTACCGATGGCCGTGGCGCCTCGGCAGTTACCGGATCGACCTGCCGCTGAACCCGGTCTCGTCCGTGACATCGATCACGTATGTCGACACCGACGGGGCAAGTCAGACGCTCGCCGCGAACCAGTACACGGTCGTCGCCCGACAGCATGGATCCTACATTGTACCGGCGTACAACGTGACCTGGCCGGACCTGCGCTATGTCCCGTCGGCGATCACAGTCCGCTTCGTGGCCGGCGAGGCCGTCGATTCGATACCCGGCCCGCTGAAGCATGCGATCGCACTGATCGTCGCGCACTGGTACGAGAACCGGGAGGCGTCGGCACCGAAGGAGTTCATGGAAATTCCGCTCGGCGTCGAGGCCATGATTTCACCCTATCGCGGCGGCCTTGTCTGATGAGTATCGGCGAACGCCGGCACCGGGTCGTGTTCCAGCGCGCTACGGAATCCGCTGATGCCTTCGGCGAGCCGGACCAGACATGGGCGACGCTCTGTACGTCCTGGGCGCTGGTTCAGCCCCTGAAGGGCATGGAGCGGTTCAAGGCGAACGAACAGCAGGCCGAGGTCGATCACCGCATCGTCACCCGCTACCGTTCCGAATTATCGGATCTCGGACCGAAGGATCGGGCGACCTATAACGGCCAGACCTTCGACATCAAGGCTGTTATTCGCCGGGACCACCGGAACATCGAACTCGAGATCCTGGCGAGGGAGCACCTGTGACGGAGTTGAACTTCAAGATCACGGGGCTCGACGAGGCCGTCAAGGCACTGCAGGCAGCATTCCCGAAAGATCCGAAGCAACAGGTCAAGATCCTGAATTCCTCCATGCGGACGGCGGCAAGGCCGACGATTCTGAAGGAGGCCAAGATGCTCGCGAAGGCTGGCGACGGGTCTGGCGCACTGTCGCAGGCCGTCAATATCCGTTCCCAGAGCAAGCGGAAGATCCGGGCGAAGGGTGACGTAGCGGCCGGCATCGAGATCGTGCCTGTACGGGGCGACAAGAAGGCGATCGCCATGTATCTCGCCTATTACTACACGAACCGGGGCAAGGTTGTCCCGGCTAAGACGTTCGCCAGCGGCATCCGGCACGGTCACTTGGTCGAGTTCGGCACCCGTCATTCGGCGGCCCGTCCGTTCCTGTGGCCGGCAGCACAGCATGGCCGCGGTGGATACATCGCCCGGTTCGCTGCCGACATGCGTCGCAAGATCGAGACCGCTGTCAAGCGCGCAGCCAAGAGGCGCAAATGAGCGCGGAACTGGAAAAAGGCATGTACTCCAAGCTGGCCGGCGCAAGCCCGCAGACCAGCGCGGGGGCGCGTATATACCCGCGACTGCCGCAGTCGGTGACGTTCCCGGCCGTCCGGTATCAGCGGATCGACACGCTACGGAAGCACTCTCTGGACGCCGAGGTCGGTGTGACTGAGGCGACTATCCAGCTGGACTGCATGGCGACGTCCTACAGCGCGGCGAAGACACTGGCCGACGAGGTCAGGACCATCCTGCACGGATACACGGGCGCGCTCGGTACGCTCACGGCGCACCTGGTGTCGCTGCAGTCGGAGAACGACTTCTACGAGCAGGAAGGCGACAACGTGACGCACTGGGTCACGCAGAGATACATCTTCTACACGAACATGGACTGACACAGTCCGCACAGAGTTCATAACGGCCACCTTCGGGTGGCCTTTTCATTTGAGGGCACGAAATGACAGCAGCAGTTCTCGGCAAACTTGCCACCCTTCAGCTCGGCAGCGGAGCATCGCCGCAGGTTTACACGACCATTGCCGAGGTCTTGCGTGTCGGGCCGATTGGCGCGACGAACCCCGA